AATTAAAAATTGGCGATAAAATTGATACTCAAAATATAGGCAATAAATTATATATAAACAAGAGAAGCAGAATCACAAAAAATACAGCATGGACATTAGGTTTCTTTTTAGCTGATGGATTTGCCAAGATATTAAAAAAAGGATATTATTATTGGGGAATTAATAATACTAAATTAGAGTATCTTGAAAAATGTAAGATAGGGATGAAATATTTTAAGATACCATTAAAGATAGCCGAATGCTCAAAGTCAAAAAGAGGACGTTACGAAAATGCAAAACCTTTATATATATTAAAGACCGCTTGTGAATATCAAGGGCAACTAAAAAAATTAACATATTGGTTTAGAAATAATTTTTATGATGATAATAAATGCAAGAAAATACCTGAATGGATATATAATGAACCTGATTATATCGTAGATTCTTTTATAGACGGGCTATTTTATGGTGATGGCGATAAATCTCATTTTAAAAAGAGGAAATCAATGAGGATTGCTGTTGAGAATTCAAATATTGTTAATGGCTTAAAAATAATATGTGATAGAATGGATTGGGTCTTTTCTGTTAATAAACATATAACAGCAAATTGTTTCTATGCAACTATTCATAAAAATAAATATCATAATATTTCATCATATAAAAGGTATAGATTTAAGAGAAACGAAAAAATAGAAAGCTGTAGTCGTGAAACAAGTTATATGAAAGATGAAATAATAAAGATTGAAGAGATTGGCAAACAAGACTGTTATGATATAATAGCCGATGGTGAATTTGTAGCTAATATATTTAATATTCATAATTGCATGTGGGCTGTTCGCGATAATCTCGATCCGAATAACGGTGGCTGCCTGATGCTGCCCCCTGACGATGAGCTTACTCAGGAGCTTACAGAGCCGACTTTCGAGATAAAGAGTAACGGTAATATAGTAATTGAAGCGAAAGATGAAATTAAAGCACGGATAGGACGTTCTCCGGACAAGAACGATAGTCTTGCCCAAACATTCTATCCGTATAAACGTGAGATTGTGAGGTTTATCTAATGCTTGTTATAAAGAGTATTATATCAGGTAAGAAAAAAACTTTTAATGTCAAAAAATTACGGGAATTAAGTAAAGCTGGATTACGTGGCGCAAAAGCAGGAAGACGGTTAAGGTTGTTATTGCAAGGGTAAAGGTTCCGGCGAAGTGCTCTGTAAAGAATGTGCGGAAGCCGAAGCTATACTTCACGAAAGAATGATAAGGGCAACATCGGTAAAATCATCGGAGGATACTGCTAAACGGTAGGCAACCGGTCTTGAACACCGGAGTGCGTTAATAGCGTAGGGGTTCGATTCCTCTATCCTCCTCCATAAGCGAAAGGAAAAGAATTAATGGATGGTATTTGTGGTAAATGCGGTGCAGAATTTAGAGATATAATAGTAATAAGTCAACCGCCTAAATGTCCTAATTGCGGAGAAAGATTAAAGACAGAAAAGAAAAAATATCATTCATGGTTAAAAAAAGCGATGGCAAAAACTATAAAGAAATTATGATGTTTGAAGGAGGAGAAGAATGATCTTGTGCAAGATTGGATTACACAAGTGGACATACACTTTTAGTGATGTCCCAATCTGTCCTTCAAGCTTGTCTCGAAGGAAGTGTCTAAGGTGTGGAAGATGGCAGTTCTCAATTGGAGCTGGTTGGTTCAATGATTACAGTCAACAGACAAACCAAAAGGAGAAATAGATATGTTCGTACGCTTAACAATTATTAAGCAGGGTGTACACGATGTACAACCAGTAGTAATTGGAGCATTGGAGATAACCGTTGAAAAGATAGAATCGATTGAGAGAAAAACAGAGGCCAACTATTCAAAGGTATTAATGGATAGTGGTGAATTTTATTATATTGAGGAAACACCAGGGCAAATAATAAATAAGATTGAAGAAGCAGAGACTATGAATTATTCCTAATGAGGAGAACTGGATGGGTTACAGTCCTAAAAATATTGACCAGCCCGTAACAGCTAAATATGGGGATAATCTGGAGAAGATAACCTCAGCGCATAAATGTATATTATGCGGATGGTACGGTTTGTATCCGGTAAAGGTAAAAAACAATTCTATCACTTCCCCGGGAGAGCCAGATATTTTTCTCTTGAAATGTCCGGACTGCGGATATATAATAATAACGACAGAGGATAGAAAATAATGTCAACAGAAGAATATTGGCAGTGTAATAAATTTGGGGTTAAATGCTATTCGCCAAAGAATAATACAGCCTGCCCCGGATATAAAGCTAATACAGGCTGTTGGTGTTTTAACGCAGGATATCATATCTCGATAATATATAGCGATGAGAGTAATACAAACAAAACGGAGGGAGAGGAGACAATGAAAAATGAGATTTGGGAATCTGCTCGAAGCTCCATATAACATTGCAAAAATAGCAGGAACCTTGCTGACTGGTGGAAAGATAGACAGGAGTAAATATACTTCACGTCTCTTATCAAGCTATCAGTATGGCAAGCAACTTCTTTTTCCTGCGAACTATGAAGCTTTAATCAATGCATACAGAAGTTGGGTATATATCTGCAGTTCAAAGAACGCTATATCTGCTGCCTCAGTACCTCTTCGCCTTTATATGGCCAAGAAATCCTCAAATGCAAAACTCCTACAGCCGACACGATCAATAACAAAGGACATGGACAAGTATCTTCGCGGGAAGGCAGGTTTACAGAATATACTTTTGAAGGCAGCCGAGATAGAGGAAGTATTGGAGCATCCTTTTAATATCCTAATGAAGAACGTTAATCCTTTTGAAAACCGATTCGGATTATGGGAGAAAACAAACGTCTGGCAAGAGCTAACCGGAAACGCTTACTGGTGGATTATAAAAGATAGTTCCGGGATACCGATAGAGATATGGCCTATCCCTCCTCAATTTACCTATGTCATACCAGACCCGAATGAGTTTATATCCGGGTATCTTTACAAGAGAGGCAATGAGAAAATATCATTTACAGAGGATGAAGTTATTCACTTTAAATTCACTAATCCTCAACATAGTTTTTATGGGTTCGGCCCCCTGTCTGCAATAACCGAAGCTTATAATATCAGTCAGAATATGAACGCTTATGAGCTTTCTGTATTTAAGAATATGGGAAGACCGGATGCGGTATTGGAAACAGATGAAAACATAGACGATGATGATACATATGAAAGGATACACAAAGAGTGGGAAGATAGCTATGGAGGTAATGACAACCAGGGCAAGATGGCAATCCTACAGAGTGGTACAAAATATAAACCTATTAATTACAGCCCCCGGGAACTTGGATTTCTTAGAGGGCGGGAAATAACAAGAGAAGAAATAGAAGCAGCTTACGGACAATCGGGAGCAATGAGAAAAGTATCAAGTTTAGCAGCCGCGACTGTTGCCGATCGAGCTTATATGCGTGATACTATTTCACCTCGATTAACACGAACAGAAGAAAAGCTTAATGAGAAATTTCCTTCACTATATAGCGATGATTCGCTATTTGTGGCCTTTGATGATCCTATCCCCGAAAACGTATTACAGAAAAGAGAAGAAAGAACCGCGAACCTTGTTAACGGAGTAACTGATATTGATTATGAAAGAGGCTTAATAGGATTAGAGCCTTACGGTATAACAGGATTTACCGACAAACCTATGATTGCGGCAGGTCGGCATCCAATCGATATGCAATCTCCGGAGCCATTAGGAAGTCCACAACCGCCTCCCGAAGAAGATGAAAAACATTTAATTGCCGATCACGATTCCGATAAGCTGATTGATAATCTTCTCGAAGAACATATAGACGCTATTGCCGAAAGGGTGGTGGATGAATTATGGGAGCCGTAAAACAATTAATTTTAAAAAGGAGGAGTAAAATGGAAGAGACTTATTGGGGTGTAATATCTAAAGAGACAAATAAAAATTCACCCGATAAAATTGATAAAACAATCTCATATTGCGAGACAATAGGTAACCAGATATATTTCTACTCAGATATTGAAACACCATCAATTTTAAAATTAACAAAAGAATTGTTATTACTTTCAAATAAATTATTATATCAAAAAATTACTGATGATACAAATAACCAAAACATTGTCTTAAATATTAAGTCTTTTGGAGGTTATTTTTTTTCTGGAATAGCAGGAATGGATAAAATTATAACTTCCCATATACCTATTACAACGATTATTGATGGTTGTTGTGCAAGTGCTGCAACGTTTTTATCTCTTGTAGGAGAAAGACGAAAAATACATTCACATGCCTATATGTTAATTCATCAATTATCTTCTTCTTTTTGGGGTAAATATTCAGACTTTGAGGATGAAAAAATTAATCTTGATAAAATGATGGATACAATTAAAGAAATTTATAATTACTACACAAAAGTTCCCGAAAAGAAAATCAATCAAATATTAAAACATGATATATGGTTTACTGCTCAAGAATGTTTGGATTATGGAATGGTAGATGAAATTTATAAAAACACTTGAAGCACATATCCTGAAAGCAATGAAAAGCCATTTGCCCGGGCCAATGTATCCCTCACTTATTGATATGAGTGAGGCGATGAAAAAGGAGCGTTGGGATCTGTTCCTTAAAAAGCTGACACCTCTGGAAAATAGTTTCAAGAAAACACTCAAGAAACATTTTAAGGCTCAAAGCAATGAAATGATTGCACGTTTCCAAGCCGACTATTCTGAGTCGAGTACAGCAAGGCGAATTAATTATTGGTTACCGGATAAAAAGAAATGGCAAAAAAAACTAATGAAGATTGGAAAGCCTTTTATTACAACTGCTGTAATAACATCCGGGGAAGAGACTGCAGCCGATATTAATAACCAATTAAAAGTACAAGGAGGAAAGAGCGTTACTCCTGTTATTGCCGTATTAAAAGAGTTTGAATTTCTCGACCAAGAACAAGAGGTAATTGATTTTATTGATAGTAAAACATTTGCATTCTCAAAAGAAGTAGGGGAATATTCAGATGAGTTGTTACGTGCACAATTGATCCAAGGATTAGAAAATCAGGAAGACATAAGACAATTATCAAGCAGAATACAGGATGTATTTGTCTTCTCTGAGAAATATCGTTCGGTAAGGATAGCCAGAACAGAGATAGTTGGTGCTCTGAATTTTGGCTCCTATGAAAGCTCACTTCAGTCTGGTGTGGTAAAAGGAAATCAATGGTTGGCTGCATTGGATTCTCATACAAGAGAGACACATAGAGCAATGGGAGAGAATCAAGAGAAAGCTAAAATAGGGAAACCGTTTTCAAATGGCCTGATGTTTCCGGGCGACACAAGCACGGGAAACCTCAAGGAGTTTATTTCGTGTAGATGTTCTCTGCGTCCGATAGTAAAAACGAGCGGACTTTAAATGAAGAATAGTATAATATAAAAAGTTGAGAAGAAGGTACCAATATGACAAGAGAAGAAAAAATACAGCATATATTAACCTTAGAAAAGGATTATAGCGAAGGTTCTGATAAGCCAGATTTAATTCCTTGTAATAACAGAGAATACTGGCTATTTACCGAAATAAGACAGAGGTTAATAGAAATATTGGATATTAAAGATTATTATTAAAGAGAGTGAATATAATGACCGTTTACACCAAGATTTGTAAAGTTATCAACATTTTTAGGAGTTATCAACAATCTTATGTAAACCAAAAACACAAAACATATACACATACGGATAAAGAGAAATTTCTATGAAAATACTCATATTCAGGTATAATATTTTACACACGAAAAGTGCTCAAAGGGACTAATAACCCTCTCAACGGGACAAATGCCCCATTCAATAGGGCAAATGCCCCTTACAGAGGGACAAATGCCCTTAGAGGAGAGGAGAGGAGAGGAGAGTAAAGAAGAGTAGAGTATATTAAAAGAGAGTATAGAGAAAAACTCGTCATATTAAAAATAATACTTGCTTTTAAAAAATAGATAATTATAATGTCAATTGAGCAACCAAAAAAACGGAGGGCAAAATTGACTTTATTAATTAGTCAGTCTTGCCCCTTTTTTTGAAGGAAAAGAAAATGCCAGAAATATTATTCCGTACCTCAAAGTATAATTTGAAAAGCTTCATGCCGAACATTAGCGATTTAGTTCATGATTTACTTAAAGAACATAATATTAAAATTGAAAAAGCAGAGTTCATTCGAAAAGGCGTAACATCCAGAGACTTGCAAATTGCAGAAGATGAAAGAGCAATTATCAGTTATATCACAACTGCTGCGGTAGATCGTGATAAGGAAATTGTCAGCCCGAAGGGTGCGCTTCTCGATGAATATAGAGAGCATCCTATTGTTCTTTACCAGCATGATTATTGGGGAATGCCTATTGGAAAGAACGAATGGATTAAAAGAGACAGTAAGGGTTTGATTGCGAAGACTATTTATCATGATCAGGGTCTTGCCGCAGAAGTCTATGATTTCCGGAAAGCCGGATTTCCGATGGCTCAGTCAATTGGTTTCGTTCCTCTTGAATGGAAAACTTTTGGTGAAGGCGATAAAGTTCCTGCCGGTAAAGAAGGCGCAACCCGGGAATTTACCAAATGGATTCTCTTGGAATATTCCGATGTAACGGTTCCGAGTAATGCAGAAGCCCTCACAATAGCTATCGGGAAAGGCTTATCCTCGGTTGACTCCCTCAATGAAATTAAAAGCCCGTCTAAATGCACAGTGTATTTAAGCAATTACAGCAAGTATATTCATTTCAACGACGAGAATACTAAAGATGCTATGGTGAATACTATTGCAGCGTTTGGAGGTTTAATGCAAAAGGAAAAACTTGAACCGAAAGATACCAGTGAATTCGAAGAGAAATACAATATAGAAATTCTGGAAAAGGATGAAACGGTAAGGCCGTCTGAAT